ATACAGATGTTGAGTACGATTACACTCTTACAATTCATGAAGGACTTGACCGCTACACAGTTAACAACGATTTCCAAGCAGCCATCGCTGACCGCTTGAAATTGCAGTCAGAAGCACAAACACGCCGTATCAACAAGCGTGTTGGTAAATACTTGTCAGATAACGCAGGTAAAGCGGAAGCGCTCGCTGATTTCACAGAAGAAAACGTCAAAGCGTTGTTTAACACAGTCAGCGCTTACTACATCAACAACGAAGTGACAGCACCAGTTACTATTTATCTTCGCCCTGAACTTTACAACGCAATTATTGACATGACAGCCAATACATCAGCCAAAGGCTCTAGCGTGTCTATTGATAACAACGGTTTGGCTCGTTATAAAGGTTTTGTGTTGGTCGAAACACCTGCACAATACTTTGACACAGGCGTAGTTGCTGTATTCTCGCCAGACGGCATTGTTATTCCATTTATCGGTATTTCTACTACTCGCACAATTGAAGCTACAGCTTTTGATGGTGTGTTATTGCAAGCTGCTGCCAAAGGTGGAACATACGTACTTGATGATAACAAGAAAGCTATTGTCAAAGTAACGAATGTTTCTGTAGGAGGATAATATGCCACAATACAAAGCTACTAAGAATTTATTCTTTAAATCGCTCAATAAAGATGTGATTGTTGGTGAAGTCATCGAACTTGAAAAAGAATATGCCGATAAAGTCAATGCTGACCTTGCAAACGTATTCCCAGAAACCCCAAAAGTGTTAGAACCGCTTGAAAAAGAGGTTGTGGAAGAACCAAAACAAGAAAAAGAGGTTGTGGAAGAACCAAAACAAGAAAAAGTGGTTGAAGAATCAGAGGGACAGGAAGAAAAACCTAAACGCACCCGCAAGAAAGCAAAAACAGATACTGAAACAGACGAATAAGGGTGACGGCACCCTTTAAGGGAGGTTATCATGGCTTATTTAACTGAAACAGAGTTTACTCAACTTGGCTTTGATGATGTTGAAAATTTTGACAAGTTAGCAAAACGTGCTGAAATCGCCATCAACTTGTATATACAAGATATCTATCAACGATATATCAAATTTGAAGAGGATTTTGATTATCGTCAGCAAGCCGTCAAGCTTGCAATGGCGTTTCAGATTGCTTACTTGGATGTTTCAGGCATCATGACAGCCGACGACAAAAAAACAATGCAAAGCGTGTCTATTGGACGTACCTCAATCAATTATGGCTCATCTGTGGGCGGTTCAGACGGTCAGCAATATAATTTATCGCTTGATGCCGAGAACGTGCTTAAACAGGCAGGATTTAGCCTTGTGATGGGAGTTGATTATGATAGATAAACGCTTATTGCAAGACACTATTAATGTTCAAAAAGTACAAAAGAAAGACGATTTTGGAGATTTAGCATATTCAGCACCGTTCACCGTTAAATCAGTCAGATTTGACAGGTATGTTTCGGTCAAAGGTACGAATAACTCTAAAACCAAAGATAAGACAGGTACAGTTTTCATTTATCCAGCTGTTTCAAAAGTAGATGTGGATGATAGTTGGCTTGAAGCAACAATCAATGACGGAAGTCGTGATTACATTGTTAAAAGTATTCAACCAAACTATCTGAACGGAAAATTGTTCAGCTATGAGATTGGAGTGGTCTAATGAGTTTCTTCGTTCGGACTAAAACTGACATTAGCCGTGTTGAAAAGAAAGTGTCAAATGACAACATTCTAAAAGGGAAGCGTGCATTAGCTAATCAAGTGCTTTTAGATGCTGACAAGTATATTCCTAAAAAAGACGGAGATTTACGTGCTAGCGGTCAAATCGCTATTGATGGAAGCAATGTCTCATGGAATACAGTATATGCACGAGCACAATATTATGGCACTAACGGAATTGTTACATTTAACCATTATACAACGCCAGGTACTGGCAAATTATGGTATGACACAGCTCAAAAGGCTAATTCAGATAAGTGGAAACGTGTAGCTGCTAAAGGAATGGGGCTCTGATGCAAGATAACAAAAACTTTCAAGAAGTGCTTTTAAAACATATTAATAGTTTTGACAGATTACCGTTGAAAGCAAGACTAGATTATTTCAATGAAGATGAAGATGATTTGGTTATCAACGCTATTCCAGGCGGAACGATTGACAAGGAATTTATGGACGGTACGAGAGAAGTAAGTCTACCGTTTGAAATTGCAGTCAAAAGCAAAGTCAACAAGAAAGCAAGCGATATTATCTGGTTTCTAAATGGCGAATTATCAGCGTTTGACATTGATTTGCCAAGCACAGATAATTCATACACTTTCTTGTCCTTGTCGGTTGAAAAACCTGGTATCAACGGAAGAGATGAGCAAGGTTTCTTTGTCTATACCTTGCAACTGACAGCAAAATTGGAAATTTAAGGAGGATATTATGGCACGTCAAAAAAATGCGAAGCGACAACATTTTATTGCACCGTTTGACCCAGAAACACCAAATACTGTACCAGGTGATGATGCGTTCTTACGATTAGCTAAATACATCGAGACTATCGATGATGATACAGACGAAGAAACAGATGACACAGGTTATTACGATGGCGATGGTACGACGGAAGAAACCGTTACATCCGTTTCAGGTTCTTACTCTGTTTCTGGCTCGTACGATGCAGAAGATAAAGCACAAGCGCTTATTGCTTCTATTCGTTACGAAATCGGAGACGGTCGTCGTGTATGGCATCGTGTAGTTGAGTCAAACGGCAAGAAGTCATTTACTCAAATCGCTAATGTTTCTGGCATTAAAGCTGGTTCTGGTGATGCGACAAGTTACGAAGAATTCGAGTGCACACTCAAATGGATTAAAAAGCCGATTGAGAAAGCTATTACAGAATAGAAAGGTTTGAAATATGTCACGAGTTTATAATTTTGATGCGAAGCAAGATGCGATTGTGTTCAATATTGGAAATGTCAGTCTTGAATTCTTGCCAAGCGATGAACAAAGTAAATACATTCAAGAGAAAGGTCTTGAAATTCAAAACAAAGCTAAAACTCTTACAGACGACTCATCAGAAAGCGACTTTGAAACAGCAATGAAAGTTAAAACGCTATTAGATGAATTGTTTGAAACAATGTTTGATGCCGAAACACCTCAAAAACTGTATAAAGCAGTTGGTGAGAATACATTGTCTTACTTGCGTGTATTTTATCAAATTAGCAATGCAATTCGAGAAGTCAACGCAGAACGTCAAAACGATGAATATTTCAAACAGTTTCTATCTGAGTGATGTTTGACATTTCCAAAAGAATGGATGATAGGCTGGTGCTCAATGGAAAAGAGTACCAGCTTTTCTTATCGTTCGACAACGTCCTAAAAGTTTTTGAAATGTGGTCTGACGACAGATTTCCTGTACAGATTAAGCCACAGCTAGCACTAGTCAAGCTTACTGATAATCCAGAGTTTAGACACCTTGATTTTGAAACAGCTTTGAATATCTATTCAGAGATTTTCGAGAAACATATCAAGAGCGTTAAACCAAGCGATGCTGTAGAACGCTATGACCTAGAGGGAAACGTCATTCCTAAGAAACCAAAGGATAGTACAGACGATGAGAAGCCTTTGTATTCGCTCAAATACGATAGTGAGTTTATATTTTCATCGTTTATGCAAGCTTACAACATTGATTTGATTGAAGAACAGGGGAAATTGCATTGGCAGAAATTCAATGCTTTATTGTCTGGTTTACCAGATGGAACAAAGCTAATTGAAGTTATGAAAATCCGAGCTTGGAAGTCACAGAAAGGCGAAAGCTCAAAAGAAAAACAAAAAATGCGTGAATTACAAGAAGAATACGCATTACCTGAAGAATAGATGAAAGGAGGAAAACATGGCAGATGGAAAAGTTGTCATCCAAATTGATATGGATGGCAAAAGCGCACAGTCAGAGGTTAAATCCTTGAAAAGTTCGTTGCTTGGATTAGGCGAGAGCGTTAATAGCATGGGAAGTACGTTTAAGTCCGTTCTTGGCGCTAACTTGATTAGCTCTGCTGTAATTTCTGGTGTCAACGCTTTAACTGGTGCAGTTAAAGGGGCGTTCTCATCTACTATCGACGAGGGGGCGAAGCTCCAACAATCCATCGGTGGTATTGAAACGCTATTTAAGGATTCTGCTGGCACGGTTAAAAACTATGCACAACAAGCCTTTGAAACAGCTGGTGTGTCCGCAAATACCTATATGCAAAATGTCACCTCATTCTCTGCTAGTTTGATTAGTTCGCTTGGTGGTGATACAGCAAAAGCTGCTGAA